TAGGGCTGCTCGTAAAGCAGCAAAAAATCCTAAAGCCATTGGGGCTATGGGGACTGCTGGTGAAGCAGGATATGAAGCACTGAAAGCTCAAAGAGCTTCGGATACAGATTTAGAGGAAACAAAAATGAACAATGCATACATTAACAAATTAATGGAAACAAGAAGCCCCGAAAGCCGTGCTAAAACCAGGGGTAGAAAAGAATTGGGAACCCATGGAAGAAAGGGTAAGCTTACGGATAAAACTTCTGCGGAAGTAGTAGCGAGGGGTCTCGGTCAAAGTGCCGCAAAGGATATTGGAAAAGCTAGAACTAGAGAAACGGCTGCAAATAAGAAAATTACGAGAGGAAAGCAAGAAGTCTTTGCTAAAAGGTCGGACAATAGATTTGAGGATGGTCAAAGAATCTTCAGGCACGAACCTGGAACTTACAAGCCTAAGATGAGAGACCACACCGAGTACCATCAGATTGGACTCGTCATGGCTGATGCTATGGGCCTTAATGAGAAAACCAGACTTCAAAAAGAAGTTGAAAAAAAATCTACACCGCACCCTGGAGGATTTGGTAAAACAGCAGAATTTAAGACTTCTGGGGGAAAGAAGGTAAAGGTTCAAGATTATAAAGCTTCTAGAGGTGGAGGAGCAGGTAGCCAAGCCCAATCCCGTGCCATAGAGCTTTCTCGCAGAGGTCCCTCCTCCGAGGTGCGGAGAAAACACAATCAGCAATTAGCCTCTAAAGGAAGGAAGAGTGAACTCGCTAAAAAGGCTGATTCGGTAGCAAGAGTTAGAAAAGCTAGGGATCCTTTGAGAGGTGCCCGTCCCGTGAGCCGTTCAGGAAAAGTTTCAACAGAACTACAACCAACGGATACTAGGAGAAATCCCCCTGAAGATGTCTTAGTTAAGCGTAGCAAAGATCGAAAAAAAGAGTTTGGTATAAAGTAATTGACAAAAAAGAACTATAAAGCAACGACGAGGCTTCCTGAGCTTCCTGATCTTGATGAGGGAGAAAGTTTACTAAACCTCTTTGATCAGGATAATCCAGATATTAACCTATTTAACTTGGTTGATGATGAGATGATTCGTCTTGCTGGTTCTAAATTTCTTTTTTATAAATACTATCAGACTAATGAGTTTGATGAGGTTTATATGGAATCACGCAACAAGCCTGTTGCCAAAGACCCTATTAAGGTTCATGGACATTATGATCCAACGTCTATGAGTGAAGAGCTTACCCAATTTGGAATTGAATTAACCAACGATCAATTGTTTACATTCAATAAAAGTTATATAGAAAGAAAAATTGGAAGGTCTATTATTCCAGGGGATATTGTTAAGCCTGAATTTCAGGATCAAATGTACGAAATTTTTGAAGTGGTAGAAGACAGTTTTGAAGCGTATGGAGTTTATCATTTAGTATGTTCTGCTAAACTTCTTCGTGATGCTCCTGATGTGCAAAATACCCCTCTTACTCAAACCAGCGAAGAGCTTGGTGGTTACGCAGGTATCGAATGAGTACAAAATATATAGATGATACGGGTCTCCCTGTTAACTGGGATGCGTCTGCTTTTCTAAGCAGGAGTAGACGGTGGGATACTAGGGAAGGAGATGTTCGCAAAGTTATTTATAAAATGACAAAATCTAAAGATAATGTATCTTTTATCTATAGGGAATCCTTGCGTTCTATGATAGCTTCTTTTAATGATATAGGGTATATTAACTCAGAAGACAAGTGGGTTGATATAAAATGTATCCATGCGAATGCTGAAAGGGCAGTAGCAAAGCTAAAGCAAGAAAATAATATTATACTTCCGATTATATCTGTAGGTCAAACTGTATCAGATAACGACAGAGAGAGGCAGAAGACTGAAAGCCTTTTAGTTAATGAGAAATATTGGGATAAAGAAAAAAATAGAGCTTTTAGGATCCTAAGCTTGGCTCCTAGAGCAGTTAATATCAGATACCAATTTAATATTTGGACCAAGTACATGGCAGACATGGATCAAATTCTTGAACAAGTTAGGTTAAAGTTTAATCCAGAAATGCAAGTACCCACGGAATTTTCTACTCTAGCTAAGGCATACTTAGAATCTGAAGAAGACGTAGGACAAGTTACTGTTACTGATAAAGAAGATAGAATTTTAAAAAAGGCAGTAAATGTTGTGCTCAGGACTTATATTCCAAGTCCGAAATTTCTTTATACTTCCACAGGTAAGATAGAGGAGTTTAAAATAGATACTAGAATTAATTAATTTCTTAGTATGAAAGGCATTTATAAAATTTTAGTAAAGGGAGACCTTATAGTTTATACAGATTATGATGATATCCCTAAGGTTATAGACAGTGTAATTTCCTTTGAACCTGAATATCCTGAAAGTCCACACTCTGATGTGGACCACAAACTCATAGAATCTTTTGATAGAAAACTACAAGAACTAATGAAGAGGGAACCACCATGGCGGCAGTAACTAGGATTGGAGATCTTGACGTAACTCATTGTAGCACCCCCTCTAGAGATCAAGGTTCGGAAAATGTACTTGTTAATGGTATAGGGGTATCCAGGCAAGGAGATTTAAATACTGTTCATAAAGTTCCTGGAAGTCCTTGCCCTTCTCATGCTGCTTCTATATCAACAGGAAGCACGACAGTTTTTATTAATGGAAAAGGATGCGGTAGAGTAGGTGATGCCGTTACGGGATGCACTTCTGTTGCACAGGGGTCAGAGAATGTTTTTGCAGGGTAAAAAAAGTTTTCAAAAATGTGCCCTTTACTTAGTACATATATGTGTAGGAGTTAGTTACTTATGAAAATTGTAAAAAATGATAGCCTTCAAACCCTTACTATTTATTTTAGCACCGAAAAGGGCTGTAAGGAAAGGTATATGAAACCAGGGGAGAGTATTGTAGTTCCAGAGAGCTATATTACTGAACAGATAAAAACTTTACATAGGCGCAGGATCTTTAAGATTTCCAATGCTTAGGAGATAAATTATGGTAAATTATGTAAGTCCTGGTGGATACACCATTGAGAAAGATATTTCTGAATACACTCCATCAATTAATACCTCAATTGTTGGTGTTGTTGGCTTTGCAGGAAAAGGTCCTGTTAATAAAGCTACTTTGATTACTAGTCAGAATAACCTTGTTACAACTTTTGGTGAGCCCAATGAAGATATCACGGGTCAAGGTCTTGAAGGTTCTCTTGAAATTCTAGAGCAAACCAATAGTCTTTATTTCGTCCGTGCTGCGAGTGACTCTGCTGCCGATGCCTCTGCCACAATGGCTTTAGGTACATGCCCAGCAGTGGTAGTATCTGGTGATACTGCTTATAGGCAAGGTTACGGAGCAAGTCTAGGGCCTGAAATTGCATTTAGAATTCAGGTTTATGATAACGCCAATGTCGCACAATTTACTGATAACTCAGGGGCAGGAAAAAACTTTTATGTTCCTGCCAATACCGCAGGTAGCCAAGGAGAAGCTATTAGAAAAGTTATTGGTGGGGGATTAGATGCTGATAAAGTGGGAGTGTTTTTCGATGGGGGAGTTGGTAGTTTTACTACTGGGTTAGGGTTATCGGGGGCTATTGTTGGAAGTTTTGCAGGATCAGGAGCTTCTCTTGGAGTATCCGCTTATACAGATAATACTTACACTACAGGACTTTCAGCCCTTAGATTGGTAAACCCCGCTAGTGGTGCTACCGATTATGGAATTTCAGGAAATTATGCTTCGGCTGTTAGGTCTTATGGAAGTACTATTACAAGTACTGGTGCCGCTAACTCCGCTGCTTATAAAATTGAGTCCCTCCATCCTGGGGCAGGATATAATGGAGGAGTTAAAACTGATGGAACCACTAGCGGTAATAGCATTACTGTTACTAATCTAGGTTCACAGAATTTTAATATTGCTGTAAATCAAGATGGTACGACTAATGAATTGTTCAAAACCAGCTTTGTTGGGTCGGGATCCTTTATTGAGGATGTGATCAATACTGGGGAAACTAATACTACCTCTGATACAATCAAAGGAAATCTAGTTAAAAATGGTACAGATGCTACCGCAGCAAAGCTTACTGATTTTACTGGTAAGTTAGGAACTTTGATGGGTACTACAGACTTTACGGTAAGTTTTGATTGGTTAGATCCTGTCCCTTCAAC